ATGTTACTATTCAAAAAGATTTATTTACTGGCGATGGAGTTACAACCTCGTATACTTTGAGCTATATTCCTCCTGACCAAAATAGTATTCTTGTATTTGTCGGTAACGTTGCACAGAATCCAGGCGATGCTTTCACATTAAGTGGTGCAGTAATTACATTTGCAAACCCACCACCTGCAACTTATAGTGTTGTTGTTTTCCATAAGTTTAATTCAACCGACGCTAACTGAGTTATACCTAAATATCTAATAAGGTATCATAGATGGCTGTAATCGGTAAAATCGGCGGAAATATGCTCAAAGATAATCTTCTACGTTATAACGTAGATTTGATTGTTGATGGCAATTTAATGTATTTTGATACCAATAATCGTCGTGTTGGTATCCTTAACAACACACCAGGCAATACTTTTTCTGTAAATGGCACGACTACACTAGGCAATGTTTTTATAAACAATAACACTGTTGCTGCTACGACGGGTAATTTGTTCCTATATTCTTATGCTGGCAATATTGATGTAAGCAATCAACGCATTGGAAATCTTGCAACACCGATTTATACAAATGATGCAGCTACAAAAGCATATGTTGATAGCACAATTGGTACAGATTTAATCGGCAATAACATTCCGCTTGGTTCAAATACAAGTGGACAATTGGTAAGTAATGCAGTCACACTAACAACTACAACTTATGTGACAGACGGTATTGCAAAACTTAACCAAGTATTGGGTAAACTAGTTCCACCTTCACCTGGCAATTTTCCAAATAGCGGTGCATTAAGTTTAAGTGGGTTATCTACGCTAGGTCGTATGTGTAACTTTACACAAACTGATAATAGTGGATGGGGCAATTTAAGTATTTCTGGTGGCACCAGTTTCTCTAATGGTATTCGTGCAGCAACCATGACTACCAATACCTTTACTCGCCAAGGACCAGGTGATAGTGGTAACGTTCAAGTTATTGTAAATGGTGTTGCTACTGGTTATCGTGTAATGACCAGTGGTAACAATAACAATGGTACCTATGGTCAACTTATTATTACCCTAAACCAAGATTATAGTGTGCTAAGTGGTGGAAGTGGTGGATTTTGGAGTAGCTTTAGTGCACAGGGTAGTGGAAGTAATGCGGCTGCTGGGTGGAATCAAGTTTATCTAACTGATACGGCTGGTGCAAATACCAATGCTGTAAGTTGGTATTATGATATTAACAATCCAGGTGCACCCGTATGGAGCAATAGCAGCATTGCACTTACAACAAATAGTGCAACATTTAGTTCTACTGTTCCGCACCTTAATAGTAGTAGTGTGTGGCGTTTGGCAGCAAACGTTGCTAAACTTAGCGGTGATACTTATTATAGCAGTGATACATTTATAACTGGTGCTGCAGGTGGCGCAATTTCTACACCAAGCAGTGTGACCTATACACAAGCGGGCGTAACAACTCCGCTTGCACGTAATTCTTATGTAAGCAGTGGTAGTGCATATTTTACCACTACTGCGAGTGGACTAACTGGTTTCAATAGTAGTTCTACTGGACCAAGTTTGACGGCATATAATAGTTATAGCAGTGCTTCACAAACATTTTTTCCAGGCGTAAATGTTTTATATAAGACTGGTACTACTACACAGATTGAAGAAACTAATTTAACAAATTCAATTAGTGGTACACCAGGCACATTTCGTATTGCAAATCCTGGTTCGTCGGATACTCCTGCCTATACTGGAAGTGAAGCGGCGTTTAATAGTCAAACTGGACCATTTTATACATATGATGCAACAGTCGTTGCTGCTGTTCTTAAATTTGACCAAACAAATTATAGTACAGGTTATCAACCAGTTGGACCTAATTTAAGTGGACAAGGTTCTAGCCAATACTTTACATTTAAGTTTGCTAAGTCTGCATTGAGTAAATTTGACGTTGTGTACAGTGGGACTATTGCAGGTCTTTGGGTTGCACTGCCTGGTTCTTCATTGGACAGCACAAGCACCTTAAACGGTTGGTTAGATTTAAGCACGGCTTATGGCGGCGCTGGTAAACCTGGCGCAAATACGGGTGCTGGTGGCAACGGTAGCAATGGAGCAAGTACTGGTGGAACTGCAATGCTAAACAGTGCTGTATCAAATAAGGCAGTAACTGCTACATTTGGTACAGAAACAAGTAGTAACAGTACTGGTAATGAAATTTATGTTCGTATTAAGTTAACAAGTGGTCAAAGCGTAACTGCTCTTAGTATAGGAGCAGCGTCACACTAATGGCTATTTCAGATACACAGAAAGTAGATTATCTCTTTAAGAAGGTTGGTTATACCCTATCTAAAACCGATACGGCTACTGCAAAAAGTCCTGCAAACGAAAGTATTCCAAGCCCACTTATTACTCGTGGTGACTATATTTGGCAACAAAGTAGCAGTATTCCGTCAACGATTCCTGGTGCAAATAGTAGTGTAATTACAATTTATAGTGATGCACTGAGTGATACGGTTAAGGCAACGGTTGATAGTACCGCAACTGCAAATCGTACTTGGCTAACTGGTTTAACAAACTGGATTGATCCAAGTTTTGGCTCTACATATCAGGCAAAAGTATATGTTGTAGAAAGTGGAACAACTAACCCTCAAACAAGCGGTTATCAGTTATTTGCTGATGGTAGCGGTAATAATGATAGCTGGTATTTTGATTATAGCAGTGGCGTTTTAAACTTTGCAGATACAAACTTGCCATATTATGCAAACGGTCTAGCAGTATCTTTTACTGGTAAAAGTATATTTGTTAGTGGAGCAAGATATACTGGTGCAACTGGTTTAGCAAATATTGCGTTGCAAACCTCATATAGTAACACGGTTACATTTAACAGTAATGTTAATGCTAATGCTAATTTAATTGTTAGCAATGTGTTGACAGTAAATGGAAATATTACAACTGGAAATTTGTCTACCGTTGGAAATGTTACTGCATATAGATTCTATGGTGATGGCAGTCAACTAAGTGGTGTTAGCAGTTATAGCAACGCCAATGTTGCAGCATATTTGCCAACCTACAGTGGAAATATTAGTGCTTATAATGTAAATGCAAATTTAATCACTACTAGTATAAGTGCATTTGGCAGTAATGCATCTATTAACATAAATCCAACTGGTAGTGGAATTGTGGCAATTAATAGTAATACTGCACTTCTACTCCCTGTTGGAACAAATAGCAATTATCCACCTACACCAACAAGTGGTATGGTTCGTTGGAATACATCAGTTGGATATTTGGAAGTTTATACTGGTATCAAATGGGAAGCAGTTGGTATTGAAGGCGGCACAACAAACGTAGTAAGCGATGTGTTTACTGGTGATGGTAGTACAACAATTTTTAATTTAAGTCAAAATAATACTACAAGTGGAACGTTAGTTTCAATCAATGGTGTAATTCAATTACCAACTACAAGCTATATCGTAAGTGGAAATGTGTTAACTCTTAATGAAGCTCCAGTATCTACTGATATTATAGAAGTTCGCCAGTACGTTCCCAGTACAACGGTTGGAAATCTATCAAGTGGCAATGCATCAATTTCTATGACTTCAATTGGAAATCTTGCAACTGCAAAGTTTATCAATGATGGTTTAACAACCATGACAGTTGATAGCACAAAAATAACATACAGTGTTCCGCTTGTGTTTTCCGTTCCAAATATTGCAGTTAATTCTACAACTGCTGTTATTGATTCATTCAGTTCTGCTGTTTATAGAACAGCAAAGTATATTATTAGTGCATCAAATTATGGCAGCAATTATTTTCAAAGTAGCGAAGCATTGGTGGTTCATGATGGAACAAATGCGGTGGTTACTACGTATGGTGTTACAAGCACTAATACACAGTTGTTTACGCTTACTGCAAATGTATATAATTCCAATGTTTCGCTCTGGGCAACAACTACTAGCACAAATAATATTAAAGTAAGTGCAACATATATTCCACTTTAATATCTAATTATATAACTGTATAAATATTTGGATAGGGACCAGATTTATGTCGTATACGATAACCCATACAAATGGAACAAATCCAATCGTAATTGCCGATGGGACAATAGATACAACAACCAGTATTACACTGGTAGGTAGAAATACACCAAGCTATGGTCAATATCTTGACCAAAATTTCCTTAATATGTTAGAAAATTTTTCTAATGTTAGTCAACCAGTGAACCCAATAAGCGGTCAGCTTTGGTATAATAGTTCTACTGGTTTGTTAAAAGTTTACACAGGCAGTGTATTCAAAAATATTAGTAATGCAACCAGTGGCGTAAGTCAACCAACTAATCCACAAATAGGTGATTTTTGGTGGGACACTGCAAACCAACAACTTAATGTTTATACTGGTTCAAGTTGGAAAGTAATTGGTCCAACAAGTATAGGTACTGTAGTAGCTGAAACAATAACTGATACAAGTTCAATTACACACAACGTAATTAGTTTTGAAATTGGCGGTGTTCGTTACGCAATACTAAGCAAAGACCAAACATTTACTCCACAAGCACCTGGTATTCTAGGTTATAGTACAATTTCTCCTGGTATGAATATTGCAAATACATCTTTGGTAGGCAATAATCGTTTCGTTGGTACTTCTACAAACAGTGATTCACTTGGTGGTGTTTATGCTAGTAGCTTTATGCGTAGTGACCAAAATACAAGTACAACTGGTATTTTGAGTGTTGTAAACAATGATGGTATTAATGTTGGAACTACTGGTATAGGCAGAATTAATATATCAAGTAATGAATTTCATCTTGATAACTCTCAAAATAATGGAATAATTAGATTACGAACATACATAGGTGGCACGGTAACACCTGCACTAGATGTGCTTGGTAATGCTGATGTGCGAGTCAATGGTAATCTATTTGTTTTAGGTAATTTGGATGTAGTAACAAGCAATGAAAGTGGCATTATTAATGGTGTTACAGATAGTACTAGTACAACCACTGGTGCTTTTCAAGTAGTTGGTGGTGTTGGTATTGGCGGTCAATTAAATGTAGGCGGTGCACAGAATACATTTAGTGGCAATGTATCAGTTGGAAGTCTTGCTATTGTAAGTGGCGCACTCTCTCTTAGTACCCTTATTGCATCTAATGTTAATGCTGCTATAATTGGTAATTCAGGAACAGTACTTACTGGAACTTTATCTACTGCAGCACAACCAAATATTACAAACGTAGGTACATTAACAGCATTACAAGTTAATGGTTCAACAAGTTTAACCGGAACAACCAATCTTAGTGGTGGAACAGTAACATTTAATCCAACCAACAGTTATCCATTAAATTTAGGCAGTATTTCTTATGTAAAATTAACAGGTGGTAGTAGTGGGCAATACCTATCCACTGATGGCAGTGGTAATTTAAGTTGGGCTAGTCTTGCTTCTAGTCCAGTAAACGATGGTGGATCAAGTGGACAAGTAGCACTTTATCAAACCTCATCTAGTGTTTCTCCTGCTGGTGGGTTAACATATATTAGTTCTACTTTAGCTGTAAGTGGTGCTATTACTGCAACAGGTGATATTACTGCATTTTATTCATCAGATAAAAATTTAAAAAATAATATAGTTAATATAACAGATGCTTTGGAAAAAGTCAAACAAATTAATGGTGTAACATATAACTGGAATGAAACAGCGAAAGATATTGATGCTAGTAAAACTAATGCTGTTGAAGTAGGTGTTATTGCACAGGAAATTGAAAAAGTTTTACCACAAGTTGTTACAACTCGTGATGATGGGTACCTAGCTGTGCGTTATGAAAAATTAGTTCCTCTACTGATTGAAGCAATAAAAGAACTTAGTGCTGAGATAGAGGCATTAAAAGCACGAGGTAGTTAATTATGTCAACACCAGGCGTACCAGGCGGTGCACTACCTTTTAGCGGTCCTCTTGATTTAGCTGCAATCAACACAGAGTTTGGTTTGGGCACAGACCTAACAAACTATCATGGCGTAAGATGGTATTATGATGGCAATCTTACAACTGGGTTGTTTGGCAGTAGCACTTTAAACATAAGTGATTTTCGTGGTAAACGTGCAACCGATCCTGCTAGCAGTGGAACCTATTTCTCTAATACTGTTGGTAGTGGAAGCACTGTTGCTCCACTATATCGTAATTTTATTACCATAGAAATATGGGGTGGTGGCGGCAGTGGCGGCAGTGGAAATGGCGGCGGAGGCGGAAATGGTGGCGATAGTAATGTATTAGGTGTAACTGCAGGCGGCGGCGGTGGAGGTGGTGCTGGCAGTATTCCTGTTCCACCACCGCCTGTCGATACTACTGTTAGAGGACACGGTGCACAATATACTTATTCAGTGGAAGCGGCGGGTGGTTCATATATAACTACTGTTTCTTATGGTGGCAGTGTAGTTGGACAAGTAGTTCAAAATTCAGAAGGCACATTAACTGGTACGATAGGAAATCCTGGTCCATATGGCAGTGATGCAACATACAAAGGTTCATATGGTGTATGAGTATTTGATTAAGGAACTGATAAATGTCAGATGGTGGCGGCGGAAGTGGCGGAACAATAAATGCAAATCCTAATCCTAGTATTGCAAACCCTAGTTCCTTTGTATTTTTAAATGGTAACAGTGGCATCAACGGTTCTACTGCACAGAATAATAGCGCAACCAATGCTAATGTTGGTTATGGCGGCGGCGGAGTTAGTGCAAGTACATCTTATGGTAGTGCAACTGGTGGCAGTGGTGGCGCAGGTTCCTATGTTAAAATAACATACAAAGGCGGTGCAATACCTTACGGAAACGTTCTTTCTTATATTATTGGAAATTCAGGTAGTGGTGGCGGTACCAATGGTGGAACAGGTGGTATAAAGATTACTTGGACATAATAGTGATTCTTGTTCGTTTGTCTATTGTTAATATAATATAAATATTTGGACAGGAGCCGCTTTTATGTCGTATACGATTACCCATGCAAATGGAGCTAACCCGATTGTTATCAATGAAGGTACAGTAGACACAAGTACTAGCATTGCATTGGTAGGCAGAAATACACCAAGTTATGGACAATACTTAGATCAAAATTTTTTGAATATTTTAGAAAATTTTTCTAATAGTAGCAGCCCATCAAATCCTATAAGCGGACAGTTATGGTATAATAGTGCAACTAGTTCATTAAAAATTTACAATGGAACCACATTCAAAAATGTTAGCAGTGCCACAAGCGGCGTAAGTCAACCTACTAGCCCAAACATTGGTGATTTTTGGTGGGATACAGCTAATCAACAACTCGACGTATATAATGGTACAAGTTGGGTTGTAGTTGGACCAATTAATACTGGCGCAGTTGTTGCAGAAGTTATTACGGACACTAGTTTAGTTAATCATAGCGTAGTTAGTTTCAAAATTTCTAATATTAGATTTGCAATATTAAGCAGTGATCAAACATTTACTCCTCAAGTACCTGGTATTATTGGATTTTCTACTATTTCACCTGGTATGAATATTGCTAGCACATCTTTTGTAAACAATAACCGTTTTGTTGGTACAGCAACTAATAGTGATGCTCTTGGATACGTTCAAGCAACAAGTTTTATGCGCAGTGATCAAAATACTAGCACAATTGGTGTTTTGAGCGTACAAAACAACAGTGGTATCAATATTGGTACAAGTAATCAGACTAGTATAAATGTAACTAGTAATGAACTTCGTTTAGATAATACTGCAAGTAATAGTATAATTAGATTACGTGCTAATATTAATGGTACACAAACTTCTGCTTTGAATGTTTTAGCAAATGCAGATGTTCAAATAACTGGTAATTTAATTGCGTCTGGTTTTACTGCTTTTATTAACGGTAATTCTTCAAGCACTACTACAACAAGTGGTGCACTTCAAGTAGGAGGGGGTGTTGGTATTATTGGAAATATCAATACGGATGGTTCTCTTAATACAATGACTGGATTACTTTCAGTGGGAAATCTTGTTATTACTGGTGGCACTTTATCAGTCAATGCTATAAATGCATCCACTATTGCTGCTGGCACAATTGGTAATAATGGTGCATTGCTGGTTGGTAACATTGTTACTGCTGCACAACCAAATATTACTAGCGTAGGTATATTAACAGGATTACAAGTAAGTGGAACTACTGGATTTACTTCTGGCACAGTAACATTTAACCCTACATCATCAAATAAACTTATATTAGGTAATGTAAGTTATATTCAAATTACTGGTGGAAGTTCAGGTAGCTATCTATCAACGGATGGAAGTGGTAATTTAAGTTGGGGCAATGTAGTAATTCCAGGCAGTAGTGTTGCTGGTGGTGGTGCCGCTGGTCAGGTTGCAATATATTCTAATAGTAATGCTGTATCTGGAAGCAGTGGGCTTACATATAGCAGCAGTACTCTTTCGGTAACAGGTAACATTACTTCTTCAATCAACAATATTGTACGTGGAAAAATAGGTGTAGGTTCATCTATAAGTAATCCTACCTATCCCATCACTGTGAGCGCAAATGTTTCTGTTGCAGTGCCTGCTTATGACTGGTTAGCTAATCCTACTCAAGCTGCAATCTACGGTAGTATTACTGGTTATAATGCTGGAAATACTGCACCAATTAGCATTTATGCTAGTGATCGTATTATTGCTACTGAATTTAATGCTTATTCAGATGCTCGTATTAAAAATATAATTGGTACAATCAATACTGCTGATAGTCTACAGTTTGTTGCAAATATAAATCCTATCCATTATCAAATAAAAAACCATATCGATGATGGCGATAAATTTGGATTTATCGCACAAGATTTAATCAAATCAGGATTTGGTAATATGGTTGGTCATGTTCCAGATAGTGAACTTGAAGAAACTACAGATAGTGATGGATTTACTAGTCCAGCAGGCATTAAACTTACGGTTGATTATATTCAAGTTATACCACTGCTAACTAGTGCAATAAAAGAACTTAATAATCAAATTCAAGAGCTTAAATCTCAGGTAGCAGCACTAAAAAACAAATAAAGAATATGCATGGTTAAAAAATTTAATCTTGCCATAAATACTTCGTGGGAGCACTTTAAGCATGAGCGGTGGAAATTTAACAAGAGTTCGTAATAATCAGGTTTATAATAGTGACATTTATGCATCGGCAAAATTAGTTGCTAAAAGTGTAACCGGTGGTTTACTAAGCGATAATTTTACCTACACGGGCAATATGACCATTGGTAACCTTACGGTCAATGGTAATACAACCACGCTAGATACCACAAATCTTGTTATAGCTGACCCACTATTTGCCATTAACCGAAATCAAAGCGGCACTCCTACATATGACCTTGGTACAATCATGGGTCGTGGTAACCAAACTAACGTTGCTTTCATTTGGGAAGAAACTGCAAAACAGTTTCAACTACAATATACTACAGAATCTACTGCTAGCACTACATTTGGTACAATTAATAACAGTGGTTTTGCAAACTTACAAGCATATGGTATTCTATTAAACAATGCATCTATCGGAACACTTAGTGTAACTTCTTCACTGCAAGCGCCTAGTTTCACTGCAACCAGTGGCGGTCAATTTACTGGTTATTTCAATGGCGCAATTGGTGCAAACACTGCAAACAGTGGTGCATTTACAACTCTTTCTACCACAGGTAATGCTACTATTCAGGGCAATATCCTAGTAACTGGTAATATTATTCCAAGTGTTTCTAACACTTATTCATTGGGTTCATCTACCAATCGTTTTGCAAATCTATGGATTAAAGGCACAACAATTTATCTTGGTGCTATTGCAGTAAGCGATGGTGGCGGTTATCTTCAAGTAACTGATCCAAATACTAATTTACAACTTGGTATCCAAACTGCAAGTATTAATAATACTGTCATCGGTAACACTGGTCCTGCTAGTGGCACATTTACAACTGCAAATGTTAACGGCACACTTTATGCTGCGACTGTAAATGCTGCGACAATTGGTAACAGCGGTGCTGTGTTTAGTGGCGCAACAAGCACACTAACTGGCGCAAGTCAGGCAGCAAGTTTCACTACAAGTGGTGGTGGACAAGTTACTGGTTATATTACTGGTGCAATTGGTGCAAATACTGCTAATAGTGGCAACTTTACAACTGTAGTTACTACAAGTAACCTATATGCTGGCGGTAATATTGTTGCTGCAAGCGGAACAAGTTCTACATCAACCACAAGCGGTGCGTTAGTTGTTCAAGGTGGTATTGGTGCAAGTGGTAACATTTATATTGCAGGTTCAACATATCTTGGAACTGCATTTAATTATACTCCGCAGTATGCAAAATTTCAACATGGTGACAATCAAAATAACTATGTGCAATTTGTTGTTCAAAATCAAAACAGCGGCAATCAAGCAACAACTGATATTGTTGCAGTTGCTAATAATGGCAGTGATAATGATACTTTTATTGATATGGGTATCAATAGCAGCGGCTATAACCAAGCAGCATATAACCTCACTGGTCCAAATGATGGTTATCTATATATTACGGGCAATACAACCACTGGTGGTGGTAATCTTGTAATTTCTACGTATACATTAAATGACATTGTATTTTCTCTTGCTGGTAGTGCTACCGCAAATGAATTTGCTCGTATGAGAGCAAATACAAATAGTTTTGTAATCAGTAGCACAACAAATTCTACATCTACATCAACTGGTGCACTTCAAGTTCGTGGTGGTGCTGGTGTAAGTGGTAACCTTAATGTTGGAACTGCAAGTTATAGCCCTGTTTACTATTACTCAAATGGCGTAAATATTCTTTCTGCTATTACTGCAAGTGCATATAGCAATGCAAATGCTGCTTCTTATCTTCCAACATATAATGGAAACATTGGCAATCTTGCAACTGGTAATTTAATACCTCTTGCTAACACATCATATTATATTGGTAATAGCACCAATTATTATGCAAACGTTTATGCTAACAACTTTAATGCTATTACACAACTTGCCACACCAAAGATTCAATTTACAGTTGGTGGAGCGTCAATTCTTGAAGATAACTCACTTGATTTGGCAATTGTTGGACCATATCAAATTAGTATTAAACCTGCTTCATACCAATATACATTTAACAATAACGGAAGTCTAAGTGGACCTGGTGGAACATTTGTATATGCTAACGGCGCTGTATATGGCAACATTACTGCAACTGGTGCATATTGGGCAAACGGCGTTTCATTTGCATCAACAATTACTGGTACATACAGCAATAGCAATGTTAACTCATATCTTCCAACTTACACTGGAACACTATCACCAAGTAGTTTAACAACAAATAGTGGTGGTCAAGTAAGCGGTTACCTAACAGGTGCAATTGGTGCTAATACTGCAAATAGCGGTGCATTTACAACTGTCACTGCAAGTGGTGCGCTAACAGCACAAGGAACTATTACTGGCGGTGGTCAGGTTGTTGGCTACTTCAACGGTGCAATTGGAGCAAACTCTGCAAACAGTGGTGTGTTTACAACTGTAACAGCAAGCGGCAATATTACTGCACAAACTGCTAACGTTTACGCTGGTAATATTATTGCAAATACTGCAAGTTACAGTGCAGCTTATTATTATGCAAATGGTGTAAACATTCTTTCTGCTATTACTGCAAGTGCTTATAGCAACACAAATGCTGCTGCATACTTAACAACATATACCGGTAACTTACTAGCAGGTAACATTACTGCTCTAAACAACATTACTGGTTATCTAAATGGAACCATTGGCGCAAATGCTGCAAACAGTGCTACATTTACAACTGTAAGCATAACAAATACTGCTAATTCATATGCTGCTGGTCAAGGTGCGCTACAAATTAGTGGTGGTTTCTATGTTGTTGGCGACTCTTATATTGCAGGTAATCTGATTGTTGGAAATCTTCAAGCCGTGCAACAATCAATACTAACAGTTCAAGAACCATTGCTATACTTGCAAAGTTATGGTATTAGTAATTACAACTATGATATTGGTTTCTACGGTCACTTTATTGGCGGAAATAATAATAATTACCAACATACTGGTCTTGTTAGAAATTATGTTGATAATGAATGGTATCTATTCAGCAACGTTGGCGAACCAAGTGGTAACGTTGTTTCCTTTAACAGTAATACAGTTTATGATACACTTAAACTTGGCGCTTTGCTAGTTCAAAATACTACAACTTCAAGTAGTTCAACTAGTGGTGCTCTGCAAGTTGCTGGTGGCGCTGGTATTGCTGGTGCGCTATATGCAGGCAGTATTCAGAATACTCCAATTGGTTCTACAACACCATCAAGTGGTGTGTTCACTGGTGTAACTAGCACTGGACAGGTTACTGGTTATCTAACAGGTGCAATCGGCGCAAACACTGCAAATAGTGCTGTGTTTACGACCGTTACGGCAAGTGGTAATATTACTGCTCAGACTGCAAACGTATATGCTGCTAACGTAATTGGTAATACGGCTCTATATGGTGCACAGTTCTATTGGAGCAACGGTGCTTCACTTACAAGCACTATCACTGGTCTATACGGTAATACACAAGTTTCTGCTTATCTACCAACTTATACTGGAACACTAAGCCCTAGTAGTTTAACAACAAATAACGGTGGTCAGGTAACTGCATATCTAACTGGCGCAATCGGTGCCAACGTAGCAAATAGCGGTGTGTTTACTACCGCAAACGTTAACGGAACACTTTATGCTGCAACTCTAAATGCTGCAACGATTGGAAACAGCGGCGCAACATTCAATGGTGCAAGCATCAACCTAACAGGTAATGCAAGTGTTAATGCTATCAGTGCCTTCCAAATCGGTAATACAAACACAATCCTTGAAGGTACAATTGGTAGTGCTACTCCAAGTCAACCAAACATTACTTCTCTTGGAACTCTAACATCACTAACTGTCAGTGGTACTGCCGCTGCATCATCAATCAATGCGGGTACAATTGGAAATAGCGGTGCGGTATTCAACGGCGCAAGCATCAACCTAACAGGCAATGCAAGCGTAAACGCAATCAGTGCTTTCCAAATCGGTAATACAAGCACAATTCTTGAAGGTACAATTGGTAGTGCTACACCAAGTCAGCCAAATATTACTTCTCTTGGTACGCTGACATCACTAACAGTTAGTGGTACGGTTGCTGCACCAACTATCAATGCTGGTACAATCGGCAATGCTAGTGCTGTATTCAACGGTGCAAGCATCAACCTAACAGGCAATGCAAGCGTAAACGCAATCAGTGCTTTCCAAATCGGTAATACAAGCACAATTCTTGAAGGTACTATTGGTAGTGCTACACCAAGCCAACCAAATATTACAAGTGTTGGAACTCTAACATCACTAACAACAAGTGGTAACATTACTGCGCAAACTGCAAACGTATATGCTGCTTATGTGGTAGCAAATACTGGCGCAGTGGCAACTAACTTCTTCTATCCAAACGGTGTAAGTATCGCAGCCACTATTGCTGCGCAGAGTTATGGCAACACCCAAGCCGCTGCATATTTAACAGTATATAACGGTAATATTGCAGCAAACTATATTACTGCAGTTCAAGTTGGCAATACAAATACACTACATACTGGTTATCTAACAACTGCTTCACAGCCTAACATTACTGCTGTTGGCACACTTGTTAATTTAACAGTTACAAATACAATCACTGGTAGTGTAAGTGGTAACGCAGGCACTGCAACAGCATTGCAAACTTCAAGAAACATTAATGGCGTACCATTCAATGGAACAAGCGATATTACTGTCACTGTAGATGCCAATAACTTAACAGGTACAACTCTTGCAAGTGGTGTTACCAACTCAAGTCTTACAAGCGTTGGCTTCCTAAACAATCTAAGTGTAAATGGTAACATAAACACATGCAACTCCGTTATTACTAACAGCGTAACAGCGGGTGTTTATACACAAAACATTAGTACATACGATGGTGTTGGTAACCTTAATGTTTATGTCCCACGCAATGCTAACTTAACAGTTAATGCTGCACAAGTTGCTGCAAACCTTGTAGTACATGGCAACAGTGCTGCTGGTTGGCAAAACCTACTTGTTACAAATGGTTTAACTGGACAAGTTGGTATAAAAGTTGGTCCAAACTCAATTACAAGTGGCGCAAGCTTACAGGTTAATAGCACAGATAGTATTATAATTCCAGCAGGCACTACCGGCAATCGTCCTACTGGTGCTGCTGGTATGATTCGTTATAATACTACAACTAATCAATTAGAATTTTACAATTCTGGCACAAGTTCATGGACAGGAACTGGTAGTACATTTACCACTGTTACAAGTAACCAATTTACTGGCGATGGTAGTACAGTAGCATTTACACTTAGCCAAAGTTCTACTACAAACAGCACTATTGTAGCAATCAACGGTGTTGTTCAAATTCCAACAACTGCTTATAGCGTAAGTGGAACAACACTAACATTTACAGAAGCACCACTATCAACTGATATTATTGATGCTCGTGTTGTAGTTACAACAGCAACCGTAACTGCGCTAGGTCAAGCAAATAGTTCTATTAATGTCAGCGATACTGGTGGTACAACTGCAAATATCAGTGTTATTGCAAACAATATAACTCGTTATGTTGCAAACGTAGGTACAAGTGGAAGCAACTACTTTACTGGCGGTCAAGCACCAATGATGAGCAATATTGCTCTTACTCAAAATACACCTACCGCAATTGATACATTCTCAGCAAGCGCATTCCGTGGTGCAAAGTATGTTATTAAGGTAACTGATGGTACAAATGGTGTGTATAGTTTGGCAGAGGTAATTGTTGTGCATAACGGTACTACACCAACAAGTCAAATTTACGGTGTTGTAAATACAGGCGCAAATTCACTTGCTAACTTTAGCACAACACTAAGTGCTGGTAGTGTGAATCTATTAGCAAATACTTGGAGCAGTACGGCATCTGCAACAGTATTCCAAACTTATATGCCAGTATAATAGCCAGCAGGGAGATATGGAACTATGGCAAATACAAATTTTACGGTACATAACGGTCTTACCGTTGGTTTAGCAAGCATTGATGCTGCCGGTGGTAATATTACCACTACTGGCTCTGTATTTTTAGGAAGTGCATTAAGTTATAGTCCACAATATGCAAAATTGCAACATGGTGATAACATAAACAATTATGTTCAATTAGTTGTACAAAATCAAAACAATGGAAATCAAGCAACAACAGATATTGTTGCTGTTGCTAATAATGGAAATGACAATGATACATTCATTGATTTTGGTATTAATAGCAGTGGATACAACCAAGCAGCATATAACTTAACTGGTCCAAATGATGGATACTTATATGTTGCTGGCAATACAAGTACTGGTGGTGGTAATCTTGTTATTTCTACCTATACTTTAAAAGATATTGTATTTTCTCTTGCTGGTTCCGCAACTACTAATGAGATCGGGCGTTTCCGTGCTAATACAAATAGTTTTGTGATAAGCAGTTCTACAACATCAACATCTAATTCTACTGGTGCTTTGGTTGTTAACGGCGGTGCTGGAATTGCAGGTAATCTATTTGTTGGTGGTAACATAAGTGTTGCGGGTAACACCTTTTATGTCAATACAACAATTATTAATACAACTGATACACTAAGTGCTCCAACTATCATTGCAGGCAGCGGCGGCGTATATCCAAATGCTAACGCAAGTGTTAATCTTGGTACAACAAGTGCATATTGGAATAACGTATATGCAGTAAATTTTCTTGGAACATCAACTACTGCAAAGTACGCCGATTTGGCCGAACGTTATAGCAGTGATGCAAACTATGAACCAGGTACAGTAGTTGATTTTGGTGGCGAATATGAAGTTACACTAAGCAATATTGATGAAAGTCCTGCTGTTGCTGGTGTAGTATCAACTAATCCTGCTTATATGATGAACAGCGATAGTGATGGTTTATACATTGCATTAACTGGTCGTGTCCCAACTAAAGTTACTGGACCTGTTCGTAAAGGTCAGATGATGGTATCCAATGGCGATGGAACTGCACGTGGTGAAAACAATCCTGTCATGGGCAGTGTTATCGGTAAAGCCTTAGAGAACTTTGGTGATGGTACGGGCGTTATAGAGGTAGTAGTTGGTCGTCTGTAAGTATCAATAAATACCTTACAGGATTAACAAATGGCTTTAACAAGAGTTCGTGCTGAAAATATTTTAGACAGCGACTTTAAAAACAGTTGCCGTGCTACTAGTTTCACGAATATTACATTAAGTGGTGGTGCACCAAATACACTTGACGGTGTAACGCTTGCCCTTAATGATCGCATACTTGTTCAAGGTCAAAGCGATTCAACCCAAAATGGTATCTATTACGTAAGCACATTAGGTAGCGGAAGCAATGGTAATTGGACGCGTGCTCAAGATGCCTCGCAGCCATATAGTATTACGACGGGTCTTCTTGTTTATGTTAATGAAGGCACAAACTATGGTCAACGATTTTATTATGTAACTACCATAGGTAACATTATTGTTGGTACTTCAAATATTAACTTTGCTAATCTTGGTAGCAATTTTTCCAACATAACCGCTACTAATATTACTGCAAATAGCGCAATTTATAGCAATGCTTATTACTATGGAAATGGAACACCATTTACTAGCAGCAGTTATGGAAATACACAAGTTGCCGCATATTTGCCAACTTATAGCGGTAATTTAACTGCTGGCAATATTACTGTCAATGGTAACTTATTTGTTACTGGTAATATTACAACACAAAATTATGAAACCATTACACAAACTGAGTATGCAAATAGTATTGTAGCAAGTGGCAGCGTAACTGCCAATGGTTTTAACTGGTCAAATGGCAATGCTTATGGTGGATATTTCACAGTAAGTGAAATTAATGCTGCAAATGCATATTCAAATGTATTAACAAATATTACTACCTTACGATTTGATACAGCAACTGGTTTCCACGTTTATCCTTGGGGACCAAACACTGCAAAAATTGCGTTGGGAAGTTCATTCTCAACATGGTATGTTGACGGTCAAGGAAACCTTAAGGCAGTAGGTGAAGATACTGTACAGTTTATTGCTGGTAGCGGAATATCAATAACTACAAATAATTCCTCTATACCGCAATCTATAACAATTTCAAGTACAGGTACCTATAGTAATTCAAATGTTGCTTCTTACTTACCAACCTATACAGGTACTCTATCACCAAGTAGTTTAACAACTAATAGCGGTGGTCAGGTAAGTGGTTATCTAACTGGTGCAATAGGTGCCAATAGCGCAAATAGTGGTGCATTTACAACCCTCACTGCAACTAGTACAATCACTGCACAAGGAACTGTTAGTGCGCCAACAATAAATGCTAGTACTATTGGCAACAGCGGCGCTACACTCACTGGTACGTTATCAACCGCATCGCAGACTAATATTACAAGCGTTGGTACCTTAACGAGTTTAAATTCTACTGGAACTATTGCTGCTCCTACTGTCATCGCTGCTACAATTGGTAATGCTGGTGCAGTACTTTATGGAACACTCAACTCACAAAGTGCAAGTCAAACAAACATCACAAGTGTTGGAACACTTACTGGATTAACTACCAGTGGTAATATAACAGCACAAACTGCTAATGTGTATGCTGCTTATGTAGTAGCAAATAGCGGCTTAAGTGGTACATTAATAACCAACGCACAAACAAACATTACTTCTGTTGGTACGTTAACCTCTCTTACTTCAACTGGTACTATTGCTGCAAATCAAGTTCAAGCAGGTGTATTAGGAAATAGTGGAGCGTTGTTACAGGGGACACTAATAACAGGTGCTCAAGGTAATATTACAAGCATTGGTACCTTAACAGGATTAACATCAAGTGGTAACATAACTGCGCAAAGTGCTAACGTATATGCTGCGTATGTAGTAGCAAATACCGCATCTTATAGTGGTCAGTACTATTGGACAAATGGTGCAACTCTTGCATCAACTATTACAGGAACTTATAGCAATAGCAACGTTAATTCATATCTGCCAACATACACTGGAACACTATCTCCAAGTAGCATAACAACAAACAATGGCGGACAATTAACTGGTTATCTAACTGGTACAATTGGTGCTAATACACCAAATACTGCTACATTTACAACAGCCACTGTTACTAATGCAACAAACACAAGCGGTCTTGGTACAGGTGCTCTTATTGTTACACAAGGTGGCGCAGCAATTCAACAAGATTTGTATGTTGGTGGTAACATTTATGCTGCAAATATTATATCACAAACTTCTCAGCAACTCGTTGTTAGCGATCCGCTAATATACTTGAGTGCAAATGCTGTCTCATACAACTATGAAATTGGTTTCTATAGCCATTTTGTTGGTGGTAATATTAACAATTATCAACATACTGGTTTTACACGCAATCACGTAGATAATCAATGGTATCTATTCTCTAACTTGCCAGAACCAAGTGGTGGTGTAGTAAATCTTGCAAATACTAATATTGTTTATGATACAATAAAATTTGGTGCTGCTCTTGTTCAAAATACTACAGTTGCTACTAACACTACAAGTGGTGCACTTCAAGTTGCTGGTGGTGTTGGTATTGTTGGTGCAGTATATGCAAATAATTTTAACGGTGTGTCGCTATATGCTGGTACAATCGGCAATACTGGTGCTACATTAACTGGTACCTTATCAACTGCAGCACAGACCAATATCACAAGTGTTGGTACATTAGGATCACTTACTGTAAGTGGAACTACAAATCTACAAGGCACAACTAACGGTGCCACTATCAATGCAACAAACCTATACGCAACCACAATAGGTAATACTGCTGCTGCGATAAATGGTAACTTAATAAATGGCAGTGCGGTATACGCTGGTACAATCGGCAATACTGGTGCTTCATTAGTTGGAACACTAACTACTGCAGCACAAACTAATATTACAAGCACTGGTGCGCTAACAAGTCCAAGTTTTACTACTAGTGGTGGTGGTCAGGTAATTGCCTATCTAACTGGTGCAATTGGTGCTAATACACCTAACAGCGGCGTGTTTACAACAGCAAGCACAAGTGGCAACCTTACAGTTGGTGGTAACCTAGTTATATTGGGTAACTCATATATTGGTCCAGTTCCAACAACTTTTAACTATAATGCAGCACCACTTAATTTAACTAATAGTTTAGCAGGTGCATTAAAAACACAATTAAATTTAATTAATACTGGCGGTGGTGCTGGTGCTGGTAGTGCAATTGATTTTTATACATATACTAGTGTTGCTGGTGGTTCTACCCCAGAAACCAGAATTAGTACTACTGATGATGGTAATTACAGTGGTTATATAGGACTATGGACAAAAGCACCAGGCAATACTGGTGCAAACTCTCTTGTAGAAAGATTAAGAGTAGATAGCGCAGGCAATATTGTTGTATTCCAAACTACAACATCTACATCTACAACTACGGGTGCTATTGTAATCAGTGGTGGTATGGGTGTTGGTGGTGCAGTATATGCAAACAATTTCAATGCCGTGTCTCTATATGCTGGAACAATTGGCAATACGGGATCAACATTAACTGGAACGCTATCAACCGCAGCACAAACCAATATTACAAGTGTTGGAACATTAACTGGTCTTACTAGTAGTGGAAACATTACCGCACAAACTGCTAATGTGTATGCTGCAAACCTAATTGGTAATATAGCAATATATGGCGCTCAATTTTATTGGAGTAATGGAGCAACACTTTCTGGTACAATTACTGGAACTTATAGTAATAGTAATGTTGCATCATATCTGCCAACTTATACAGGAACACTATCACCAAGTAGTTTAACAACTAACAGTGGCGGTCAATTAACTGGTTATCTTACAGGTGCTATTGGTGCAAACGCAGCTAATAGTGGTGTTTTCACTAGTGTAACTGCAAGTGGAACTATTACTGGTTCTGGACAAATAGTTGGATATCTTACTGGTGCTATTGGTGCTAATAGCGCAAATAGCGGTGTGTTTACAACAATAACATCTAGTGGAAACATTACCGCACAAACTGCTAACATATATGGTAGAAATATAGTAGGTAATAGCGCAGTATACAGTGCTGCTTATTACTATAGCAATGGGTTAGCATTTAGCAGTGGTGGAGGTGGAGGTGTAACATTAACAACAAGTAATACTGCACCACTTTCCCCTAGTACTGGCGCACAGTGGTATCAGGGCAATACTGATATTCTTTATGAATATATTAGTGATGCTACCGGTGCTTCATATTGGGTTGACATTAGCAGTCGTGCACTGCTTTCCAATGGAAATACAGGTGCAACTCTTGGTCCAAGTGTAGGCAAAATTTATGCACTTAATACAATATTCAGTTGATAAATATTGAAGTCAAGGATTTATAATGACTGCATTAAATATGGTTCTAACAGCAAATGTATATGGCAAGACTGCAGCAGCAAACTTGTCTACTGTTTTAAGCAATGTTATAGTCAACAATTTAAGCAGCAGCACTTTAGTAAAAGTAAATCATTTAATGTTTTCTAACTATGGAAGCGTTACTGTACAAGGAAATGTGTTTTTATATCGTTATAGCACATCTAATGGCAACTACATAACAAATAATATTAATGTGCCAGCAAACAGCACTCTTGTTGTGCTTGGCAAGGACACGCCTATTTACTTAGAAGAAGGTGATGTAGTTCAAGCATCTACTAGCACTGCTAATAGTTTAAGTGTAATTAGTAGTTATGAGAACATAAGTTAATGGCAAGATTGCGAAATAATGGCGGTGTTGTTGGACCAGCAGTTACTATAAATTCAAGTTCTGCTAGTGGACTTTTTCATATTATTGAAGCTAATCAATATATTGCATTAGGAACTTTTCCAAGGTTTTTAGGTAATAATAATAATGATAATTATTTTCCCTATACTACATTACTACTTCATGCTGATGGAACAAATGGTGCTAATAATAGTGTGTTTTTAGATTCTAGTACTAATAATTTAACAGTTACAAAATTAGGAACTCCAACCCAAGGCACGTTCTCACCATTCTCTACTACTGGTTGGAGTGCTTATGTAGCAAATAGACCTCAAATTCAAAATGGTGTAACACTTTCAGGCGATTTCACTATAGAAATGTGGTTAAACGCATCATCTTGGGCTGCACAACCATTTATTATTGATAGCAGAATCAACAATAATTCTAATTTAAATTTTTATTTGCAAACTGCAGGAGCATCTGCAGATTCTGTATCAACTTTTATAACTTGGACTGATTTTAAAACAAACGTATTAAATACGTGGAACCATATTGCATTGACTAGATCTGGTTCGACAGTGTATGCATATTTGAACGGCAATTTATTAAACTCAGCAACATTTGCAAATTCTATATCTCTTGGATATCTCAATTTTATGTCAAGATGGGATGGAACATATGCAAGTAATAGTTACGTGTCAAATTTTAGAATTGTTAATGGTAATGCTCTTTACAGTGGCACTGGATCATTTACTCCCCCTTTGTCTACTCTTACAAATGTTGCTAATACAGCTTATCTTTGTTTCCATAAAAGTAATGGTTTTTCGACAGAAGGAAGTATAGGAACAGCAGTAACTCCTTCTTCAAATACAAACATTGTACCATTCTCACCATTTAGTCCAACATCTGCATATTCAAATACTGTAGTTGGTGGTAGCATGTATTTTAATGGAAGTACAGATTATTTAACAATTCCTTACAGTTCTGTATTTGATTTTAACTCTGGTTCATCTGTATCATTTGAAGCATGGGTATATCCTACGTCATATACTAATCCTATATTTCTTGCAAATAGAAATTGGTCATACGGTGGTGGTGGTCCTACCTGGGGATTTAAAATAAGTAACGCTACAGCAATAGACTGGGCAATTGCTGGAACTGGCTCTGCTACTTATGAGCTATTAAATCCGAGCTCGCTAGTAGCTCCTTACAATATACCCCTTTATGCATGGTCACATGTTGTATTTACTAGAGATGCGTCTGGGAATGCAAAAATATTTGTTAACGGGTATCTAGTAGCAGCAGGTAATTATACTTCTTCACTATCATCTGCTACAGGCTCGGTTTATATTGGTATACCATCAAGTGGTGGTAACTATAGCCAATGTTATATTTCTAATATGAGATTAGTAGCAAATAATATACCTTCTGCTTATCAAACATCAAGTACTACTGTAGGGGCATTAATATTTACACCCCCAACTCAACCATTTACTGCGTCTTCTACTGCTAACACGACATTATTATTGAATGCAACTAACGCTGGTATTATTGATAGTTCACAGAAAGTAAGTTTAATAACATATGGAAGTGCAGCTATTTCTTCTACACAAAGTAAGTTTGGTGGTACTAGTATATATTATAACGGAAGCACTGATTATATTCAAGGTACAGTACAAGCTCCAGGAACAGGAGACTTTACTTTGGAAGGATGGGTAAATTTTTCTGCAGTTCCTACAAATGTGTCTGCACCTACATTTTTCTCTATAATAGGCTCATCGAGTAGCACTGGATTTCAACCATATGCTACTACATCTGGATGGGGTATAAGAAATAATACACAAAATATTTTAGGTACTGCTGGTGGATCAGGTATTGGTACGGCTCCTACAATAGGTCAGTGGTATCATGTTGCTATAGTTAGATATTCAGGTGTTATAAAAATGTATATTAATGGAGTATCTGCAGGTTCTACTTCAACATCATATACATTTTCAGATACCACTTTCAGCAGTGGATGGTGTGCAACAGGGTCTACTGGTATATATTTTAATGGTTATGTTGACGAAATAAGATACACAAAAGGTTATGCACGCTACACAGCCAACTTCACACCACAAACATCTGCATTCTTGAATCAATAAATAACATTATGAGTTTTCCAACCAGTCCAGTAAATGGTCAGATCGCAGTATTAAACAATACTACTTTTGTGTATAACAGCACACAAAACACATGGACAGTAGTTGCAACTACACCATCTTTTGCTAATTTAACTGTGACTGGCACAACTACAACTAACCAATTGCAGGCAGGATTAATCGGTAATAGTGGCTCGTTGCTACAAGGCACACTAATTACCGCAGCACAAGGTAACATTACAAGTGTTGGCACCTTAACTTCTCTTACTTCAACTGGTACCATTGCTGCAAACCAAATACAGGCAGGCGTATTAGGAAACAGTGGTGCGCTACTTACTGGTACCTTAACTACTGCTGCACAAGGTAATATCACAAGCACTGGTGCGCTTACAAGTCCAAGTTTCACAACAAGCAGTGGTGGTCAGATAACTGGTTATCATACTGGTGCAATTGGTGCAAACACTGCAAATACGGGCGCATTTACAACTGTTACAACTACTGGTAATCTTTATAGTGGTGGCAATATTATTGCTGCAAGTGGAACTACAAGCACAAGTACAACTACTGGCGCATTGGTAGTAAGCGGTGGTGTTGGTATCACTGGTAACTTATACGTAGGTGGTAACTTAAGTATTGCGGGTAATACCACATTTATCAATACAACTACCATCACGACAACTGATACAATTGCTGCACCAGCAGTAAATGCTGGTACTATTGGAAATGCAAGTGCTGTATTATATGGAACGTTAAACTCAAGTAGTGCAGCACAAACAAATATCACAAGTGTTGGGACACTAACTGGACTTACTGTAAGTGGAACAACTAACCTACAAGGAACAACTAATGGTGCTACGATCAATGCTACCAGTTTATTAGCAACCACTATTGGCAACTCAAGTAGTGCTGGTACATTCAGCACAATAACAAGTTCTACTCATACACCAAGTAGTAATAATGCCGTTACACTGGGAAGTGCAAGTGCTTATTGGAGCACCTGTTATGCCGTAACATTTACTGGCACATCAACGACAGCAAAATACGCCGATTTGGCCGAAATGTATCATAGTGATGATTATTATACACCTGGCACAGTTATGATATTTGGTGGTGATCTTGATGTTACTGTATCAACCCGCACACATGATACGGCGGTGGCTGGTGTAGTATCAACAAACCCTGCGTATCTTATGAATGATAATTTTGAACATGATAATTGGCTGCCAATCGCACTAACAGGTCGTGTCCCTTGCTTAGTGCGTGGACCAGTAAATAAAGGTACCTTATTGGTAAGTAGTAGTGAACGTGGTGTAGCATGTGCAATGGACAAATCGCTATACGAACCAGGTTGTATTATAGGCAAGAGTATGGATATCATATTAGATGATAGCATAGTAAAAATTGAAATAGCAGTAGGAAGATTCTAATGGGAAATTTAAATAAACCAACATATCGTCGTGATTATAAAGGTGAAACTCTTTCATATGTTCGTGATGGAGAAATGCAAAGTGTGTTTGTTACTCCTCGTGATTTGCCATATGATTTAGCATCATCTACTGCTGTAGTACTTGGAAATGGAATCAGTAGACTTGATCCTACAGTAAAACTTATCTTGAGCCAGAATAATCAACGAGTAGCAGAAGGCTATAAAAGAACATATGCTTGTAATGCTGCATATCGTGACACGCCTGCTGACTATTATGTTTTTAAAGATGGTATTTTCTTTGCTGAAATTGCAAATGACATGCACAATAAAGTTTTTATTACAAACGAATTATGGACAAGTTCATATCGTGATGCAAATTTAATACCGCATGTATATCATATGGATGCTGGTGCAACCGCAGCATATCTTGCAGCGTTTGATGGCGCAAAAAAGATATTTCTATTTGGTTTTGATAGAACGGATGGCGTTACAAATGAAAATATTTATAGTGACACTCTAGGATATGATGGTCGTGAAGTAATAGATGATTTCCGTGATTTTGATACATATTTGTATAATGTAATTGCAGCATATAGTTCAGTAAGTTTTTATCGTGTTCGCAATCATCACAGTCATAATTTTGATGAATTATTTAAAACATTGCCTAATTATCAAGAAGTAACTATACGAGATGCTGTGCTATTAGGTGATTTTTAACAAATCACGAATAGTTTCAAGTTTTTCTTTTATAATATTGTTGTTTAAACTATTGTATAAACCAGGATGCAGCGGTTTTGGTGTATTATTTAAATCACACCATGCATAACCTTTATGTTCACTACTTAATATTGGAATAAATTCTGCTTTCACTATTATTACAAAAGTATGATAGTTAAAATGACCATCTGGCGAAGAGAATAATTCAAGAGGTATGATTTTTATTATTGGTGGAACAAAACCAATTTCTTCTTTAACTTCTCTTGTCAACCCTTCGTATAAGGTTTCATCACCTTCTACTTGACCACCAACCAACCCCCACGTGTCACTATAGGTATCTTGATCACGTAGCAAAAATAATCCTCGTTTTGTTTTTGCGCTTATAAAGATTGCACCAGCAGCAGTTAAAGAACGATTGACCACAGACCTTCTTGATAAATTCCTTGCCAACTTTTTTGCCATGCGCTTCCATTCCATGCATATTGTATACTACTAAATGTGTTTGTAACATAACTTGAATTGCTTGTGGCATTAGGTCTATACGCTACAAACCATGAGTTACCGTTATATTGTATAATATCATTGGGCAGCGCAGATACAATGCTTGTATTTGCATTTTGCCAAGCTGCCGCTCCGTTTCCTAGTGTCGCACCACCTAAATTATTAGTGAGCAAATATCGCTGACCAGTGCTTGCAGCAGGTAATCCAATACCAGGCGCATTTACCTGTGGATTAATAATTGCATTTACACTAGGCAAAACATTTGTAGGTATTGTAGCATTATCAACTGTAAAAAGCAAATTATTTGGATTTGTTGAATCATATGCTACTGTGCCTGTTATTAAACTTTGTGTTTGTGTATCTGTTAGATACAGCATGCTATAATTATTAGCTAGCTTGCCGAAACTTGAAACTACAGGAAACCATGGTATAGCGTTGCCTAGTGTTGTTGGCGTAGTAAATGCAGTATTATTAAGTTCTGGACCACCACTTGGAAACAGTGTTACATTGCCATTATTAACTAAAACCTGATAACCAGTAGGCGTAAAATACTGACGGCTTCCAAGTTGATTAGCTTGTTGTTCAATAGATTGGATAGGATTGCCCATAGCATCATATGTATTGACTGCAACACTTTGAACAATACCAAGTCGCAGCAACTTTGCTGGTGTGGTAATCCAAATTGGAACTTCAAAAGTAAATGTTCCTACATCAATTGGATCATCGCTGCCCACAGGAATATTTCTAGTTGTCCAGTTGGTGTTAGTAAGCAATATATAACTTAAACTTGTCCAATCGTAATAATTATCGCTATTTTGTATTTCCATATCTGGATTAAATTGAGCAGCTATTTGTTCCCATAGCTGCATTTTTTGATCAAAATTGCTTGTCCAAATCTCCATTACGATTGTAAGTTTATATGGTGCTGGCATTAATCTTTGTAATTGAAAATTTTGACCTTGTTGAGTAGATAAATTTCCTGTAAGAGGATCAATTGCTCTTGGGCGAACGCTGCGATTATCTACAAACTTTGGTTCTTGAACACGATTTCTATCATAATCAACAGCAGTAATATAGCAAACCATTTGAGGAACACTGTTAATTCCATTATCACTATTTTGTTTCAGAATAGCAGAAGCTTGACGATTAGTATCAGCATAGCGACATGGAACACGATAAAGAACTTGATTACCATTTGTGTCTTGACCAAATTCAACATATGTATCACTAAAAATGCGTATAAATTGATTTAAAAATCTACGAATTTGTTTATCATAGAAAAATTGTGCCATTTGATTATCCTAATGCATCTGGTTTGAGTGCTAATAAACTACTTAGTGGTTGTAAACTAGGCACAACAGCACCATTTGGTAATTTTACCGTAGCTGTATTGTTGATAAATGTTCCAAGTTGTGTATTATTTTCGATACCAGTAATATTTGCACGTTGAACATCTTGTAGTGCTACCCATCTTGTTCCATCATAACGAAATAATCTATTTGGTACATAATCAGTACGCAATACATATTCACCTTGCGTAGGATTAAGTGGAAATGCAACTCCTTGAGTTACAGGTAAACCATTTGGTGGCGCAGCACTGCCTGTTAAATAACCTGGTATGGCAATAATAGGTGTCACACCATCGGCTGTAGGCAATATAAAGAGATTATTAGTATTATAACCACTAGTTGGCACATCACTTTGTGCTTGTGCAATAACTGCATCATTGATGCCAATATTTTGGTTATAGTTGCTTAACAAATCACGAATAGTAGATGTTGTATTGTTTGTAGCTGGTTCGTTTAGTATATCACGATATTCTTGCGCATCTACCATTGGAGCAACTTTGCAACGCCAAATATGCGACCACCACGTTTGTGCAAAACCTTCGCTTCCACGAGTTGCTTCTTGTACAACATAAAATTTCTTTAAAGCTGCTGGCAAAGTTTCATCAAGTGGAAAATAGTCACGAAGATGCGGCATTTCAAATACATCACCAGGCATGATTTTTCTGCCTAAACGACTAACCATATCATTATTGTGAAAGGTAATATACAAGGTATCATTATTAACCATAAGACCAAACTGACTTAAGTTAAAATCATTGTCTTGAACACTATAGTGCCCACGTAGTTCATAGATATCTTTGTCATATTTGCGGTCACGGTTTTCCATGAATAGCAAATCTTGCAAATTTTTTTCAGTAGAATTTAAATAATTTGGTTCAGTTAAATCTGTAGATTGTCCATTTGTAACAGGACCAAGATATTTGTGTACATTAATACCTACACCACCAACCGTATATAATTCAAGAATACGGTTATCTTGCCATTTATAATCATTGGTGTGATTTTCTCTATATAAACTTAATCTTGGCATAATTGTTTCCCAAATAATATTTATGGGAAATAAACTATTGTGGTTTTAACCATGGCGGTGTTAATATAATTTTAACATGCTCGTCTAAGTCTGTGCAATCACTAGCAGTAATATACTTTTCGTTTGCATCTTCTTTTAAAATTTCTTCTATTTGTGGATCATCCCAAAGAAGAGGAAAATCTAACCAGTGTGCTAAGCTCTTTACATATTGTTTACGATAAAGATATAATAATTCTTGTGAAATATAAAATGGTGGCTCTTTCATCCATTGTATAAGTTGAGGCATATTGCCCCAAGTTGGTCCACCTCGCAATCGGGTTTGTTGATGAGTAAGGATATTTCTATCTCGCCCTATTACAACTGGTTGAACTTCAATGCCAATGCTTTCACATTTTTCCATAAACTCATAAATTGGTGGAACTTTTGGTAACCATTTCTCAATGTATGGATTTGAAATACTAGTAACGGCATATTCTTTGCCACCCATAATATCCATATCAATCGCATCAATATTATTCCAATACCAATTAAATGGTTCTTTGTAATGGGGAATAAAATAACCATCTGGTTTCAGTGCATCCTTCCATCCGTGAACATCAGGATGCATTGAAAATATTTTACCAAATAAATGATTACCACTTCCTTGTGGTCCAAATAAAACTATTAGTTTAGGCATTTTTCTTTAACTCAAAATAAAGTCTATCACCATTATCTTTCTTAAAAGAACTCAATTCACAGTTATGAATTTGAGCAATCTTATAAGCAGTATCAAAATCCCACGGATAGATATCCACCCACTGGCCATTTTTGTGAACATGGCCTGGATTTGCACGAACATATATTTTTCCGCCTACCATAGTCAAATCAATTACTTTTTTAAATCTAGCATTGATATCACTAAATTCACCAAAGTTAATGCTACCAAATACTATAACATGATCGTAAGTTTCATTTGGAACATTGTAATCTAAAATATCAACCATATAATCAGCACTATGATTGTAAGCATCAATGCCAACTAGATTAGGAATACGTGCTTTAAACTGATTAAAGCCACAGCCAACATCTAACACTGCCTTTGGATTTGCCTTATTAATAAGTTCTACAATATTCCAACCTGTAAACTGATATACTTCGGTGCGAGGTTGCCAAATGCCACCCCAAAATCTTGAGCTATATTTCTGATCTATATCATGTGTAACATCAGCCAGAGTTCCAGTAAAATTAATATCTAAATCAAAATTTTGATTTACTGTTTCAACAAATTTTTCCCAACGTTTTGGTGTCCATGGCAATGCTGCAACATCGGTATTTTCGTCCATTGTGTTACGAAAATCATCATACTTTGGTAAATTAAAGGCATCTTGTAAATTTTTATACAAATAGTTGTAAATTTTTCTATTCACTGATTTTTTTCCACTTTCTGAATTTTTTTATAAATATCTTTATAAAATTATTTATCTTAGAAAAAAATCAGCATAGGAAAAAATTTAGGATGACAGAGTATGAAAATTGGGGCGATAGTCGTTGGGAATTTACTAAGAGCCGCAGCCGTTGGCATTTTGATACTAAACGGGTGCCACAGCCTGGTATAGACAGCTATACACATGTTTGCAGATTTGATGCAGATTTTACGGATGCAATTCGTGAATGTATGCCTCGTACAAAAGCAAGCAGTTGGGGAACACGTAATAATTTCAACAAAGAAATTGCTGATAAGGGATTGTATAGTGCAACAGCAGAAGAACAAGATTTGATTCGTGCTGGCGCTAACCCTGAGCAAGAAGTTTTTAATCGTACCGCAGCAGAAGATATCGAAATCTTTCAACAGGTAAGCAATTGGCTTGGTATGGATGAAAGTATGATTAAGTTCCATAATCAAACTACTGGTCAAATGCTGCATACTCATATTGATAACTTTGCTGCCAGACCAGAACGTGAAAACAGTTTTAAAGTAACTGATATGGATAAAAATCCAGATATCATGCGTCGATTTGCCATTATGCTAGCAGATTGGGAAATGGGACAAGTATTTCAACTAGGCAATGCCAACTTTACTCAATGGCGAGCAGGTGATTGTATCACTTGGGAATGGCAAGATATGCCACACGCCACTGCTAATATGGGATGGTGGGACCGTCCTATGTTGCAAATTACAGGATATGTCACTGACCGAACACGTGAAGTGGTAGGCGGTGCCAGTAAAAATTTAGTAGTCAAACTTTAAAGGAAAAATGACATGAACGCAGTAGAATTTGTAAAGAATCTAAAAACCCTTAACGAACCACTTTTTCGTGCTAGTGAAATGCAAACAGAAGCATATTTTGCAAGCAAGCCAAGCAAGGAAAAGCTTGTAAATCACTTTATTGGTCGTATGGTCAATGAACGTATGAACATGGTTGAAATCTCAAACCGTGTTGCTACAATGCCAGCAAACAGTGATCCAATTGAATTGCAGAATATTGCTAAGCAAGCATTTGATGAAGCAGTTCACTTCCGCATGGTTAAAGAATGCATTGAAAAGATTACAGGTGAACCGCTAGATGTTCAGGCTGCTATTGATGCAGAAGCTGCAAAGCCAACTGCAAAAGGCGCTGACCTTCTTGAAAAGTATGAAGCAGAAACTGACGAACTTGCTCTTGCTCTTTATCAGTTCATTGCAGAAGGTCGTGCAGAACGTGTTTGGAACAAGATGGCTGAATGCATTGAAGATACTTTCATTGCCAATAGCTATGCAAAGATTGGACATGACGAAGGTTTCCATAGCAACATTGGTCGTTTGAAACTTGAACAGCTTTGCGATACTCCTGAAAACCAACTTCGTGCTGCTGAAATTGCAAAGAAGATGCGTGTTGATCTTTATAGCATCTCTTGCATGAATACTAAGCCACTACAAGAAGCAAAGGACATGTTTGAAGCAGCAGAAGGTGTAACTATCACTGACTTCGTTAAGCACGACACTGGCATTTTAATGGCGATGAATTAATGAATCGAGTAATCTGTATCGTATACGCACCTGGTGCTTATGGAAGCTTTATTGGTTGGGCATTAGATCGATTTAATGCAATAAGAAAAAACTTTCAACCAGCAATAATGGATAATCCGTTGCAACCAGATGGCAGCAGCCATGGTTATGCAAGTTTTTGCAAGGTGCGTGATACAGATTCTTTTATGGAAGAACTAGAAAAGTGCCGTAATACCAATTCCCACTGGGGTTACAGCATATATGGTGGATGGCCAGCAGCCATAGGCGAAGATGTTAATGCAGCCATCCACCAAATTCTTCATTGGATGAATAACGATGATCGCATTATTTTCATTGAAAGACCTACGCTAGATGAAGTATTCTTATGTTGGTTAAACAATGAAACAAAGATGACTCGTGAACGTTGGTATGGTATGCTTGACATTAGGGATGATGAACAATTAACAGAACGATTACAACAAGAGATTGACAATCGTCACTGCGACGTAATAGATTCTCGTATTGTTAAGATTACTGTAAACGATATTTTACAAAATGAACCAACTAAATTACTTCAAAAATTATACAAACATTTAAATTGGGATACAATAGATGAGTTAGATTTTACAGCCGTACATACTCGTATGGTCAGTATGCAAAACAATTTGCAAATTCTTGAAAATTTGTATAATATAAATGCAATAAATTTAAGTCCCGCACAAGAATCAATAAACAAATTTTTAAAGGAGTATCAAAATGGACTTTACTAAGTTGTTCCCACTGTTTGATAGTGGAACAGGATTAACAGTATTGGCAGCGTATGCCGCTGTTATATTTGGACTAACATATTGGTTTGCTAGTGGATACACCGCAACCAAAGAAGGATTTCTCGTTGCTCGTCGTGAGTTGAGTACACTTCAAGGTGCTATGAGTACAGGTGCTGCATGGATGTGGGCACCAGGTATGTTTATTAGTGCACAGCAAGCATATCAAAATGGTCTAGTAGGTTTATTTTGGTTTTGTATCGGTAATTTTTTATCACTGATATTGTTTAGTTGGTTTGCCAAGACATTGCGTGATCGTAAACCTGATGGTTTTACTATCAGTGGATATCTTAAAGAAAAATTTGGTACAAGAGTTCAAATTTTGTTTATCATTGAACTTGTAGCATTGGCTATTTGCTCTTTTGCTATCAATGTTCTTGCTGGTAGTAAAAGTGTTGAAGTACTTACTGGATTAAATTATCATGTCGTTAGTCTTATTATTGCCGCAATTGCGCTTACATATACAATTCGTGGTGGTTTGAAGGCAAGTGTTATTACTGAAATTTTCAAATTAAGCACACTAGTTCTTGGACTTATTATTCTTGTTCCATTAACCATTGCGGCTGCTGGTGGTTTAGATATTGTAAATCTTGGATTAGGTGGTATCACTGGCAATGGTCGTGAAATTTTTGGAACTGATTTTGCGTTAGGTGTGTTTATGGGAGTTGGATTTGCAACTGCTATTGGTCACTTAGGTGCACCATGGGGTGACAATGCGTTCTATCAACGTGCTTTTTCTATCCGCAAAGATAGCATAGTAAAATCATTTGTTCTTGGTGCATTTATCTTTATTATCACGCCACTTCTTACTGGTGTTCTTGGGTTTACTGCTGCTGGTTTACATTATGCAGTTCCTAAAGAACTTCTTGGATATGTAAACATTCTAACTGTTGGTGGCTTGCTACCAAGTTGGGCTGCAATCATGTATCTATTCATGTTATTTGCTGGTCTTGTTAGTGTGCTTGATAGCCAATTGAGTAGTGTTGGTAATATCAGCGGTCATGACCTTCATAATCTATTAGGAAGAGAAGATACTAGTGATGCAGTTGTTAGAACAAGTCGTTTAGGTATGCTTGCACTAATTGTTGCTGGGTTAACATTGGCTAACTGGCCTGGTATGACACTTGTAACAATCTTCTTATTCTTTGGTATTCTACGTGCAACAGTTTGGTTCCCACTTATGATTAGTTTGTGGAATGAATCACTTATCAATGAACGTGGAATGTTCTGGGGTGTATTGATTGCATACCTAGTAGGATTTACAACTTATGTTTATGGTATGAACTTTGGTGGTGGACCAAACATTGCAGTTTTAGGAACTATGCTAGCAGTATTTGGTAGCGGTGCACTTGCACTTACTATTACAAAAGTTAGCAAGGCTTCTGCATGAATAAGAAGATATTAATAATGGGCTTGCCAGGGTCGGGTAAAACGACTCTGGCGAAA